AGAAAATCTCATTGGTATTCACTAACCAACTTAGACAGAAGATGAATGCTATGTTCGGTGACCCTTGGACTACAAGTGGTGGTAAAGCTCTTGCTTTTCACGCATCTGTAAGATTAAGGTTAAAGAACATGGGACAAATCAAAATGAAGGTAAATGGTAAGGATAAGACAGTGGGTATGAAAGTACGTTGTCAAGTTGTAAAAAACAGAATGGGTCCACCTCTAAGAGCGGCCGATTTTGAAATCTTCTTTGACAGAGGGATTGATAACTATGGTTCATGGTTATCAGTTATGAAAGAAAATAAATTGGTAAAACAAGCTGGTGCATGGTATGCATATTACGATACAGAAACAGGTGAAGAATTCAAATTTCAATCAAAAGATTTTATTCCTTTGATGGGTGAGAATGAAGAACTTAGAGAACAAATTTATAAAAAGATATGTGAAGAAACTATCTTACAATATAAAGGTGATACTCTTGATATTGATAATATGGAAGTAGATACCAAAGGTGCTGGAATGAATGAATAAATTAATTATTAAATTATGGACAAAACATTATTTGAAATGCTAAAAAAGAGTGCAGAAGCTGATAAAGCAAAAGCACTTCTTTCTTTAGAACTTCTTGGGAATAAAGCAGTTGGTATTGGTGACCATTCTACTGAAGATTTCTACAAAAACGCAGAGGAAGCTCTTGTTATGTTAGTAGATGCAGATGATAGATTAGGAACACTTGAAAAATACTTTAATACTAAAGAAGTTCTTTAATGAAAAAACTCTACAAAAACATTTTAGATTCGGTTGAAACCGATAGAGAAAATAATATCAATAGACACAAAAATTCTCGTGTATTAATTATTGATGGGTTAAATACATTTATCAGATGTTGGTCATCTATCCCCACTATGAATGAGGATGGAGACCATATCGGTGGTGTAACAGGAGCTCTAAAATCTATTGGATATGCAATTAGGCAAACTCAACCCTCTCGTGTTGTTGTAGTGTTTGATGGACAGGGTGGTTCTAAGAGAAGAAAAAAAGTATTTAGTGGTTATAAAGCACAGAGAGATAAAAACAAACTCAGAGTAAACAGACAGTACGCTGATTTGATGAACGATGAGGATGAAAGAGAATCTATGAAAAGACAATTCGTTTGGTTAAATGAAATGTTAGATGGGTTACCTCTCACAACTATGATATATGATGGTGTTGAAGCCGATGATATCATGGCTTATATAACCACAAATCTTTTAAAAGAAGATGAACAAGCGGTGATAATGTCAACTGATAAGGATTTCCTTCAATTAGTTAATGATAGTACCATCGTTTGGTCACCCACCAAAAAGAAAATGTACAATACAAAAATGGTAAAAGAAGAATATGGAATAGAATCCAAAAATCTTTTACTATATAGAGTATTAGATGGAGATAAATCAGATAACATACCTGGTGTATATGGGTGTGGTATTAAAACCCTAGTAAAAAGATTTCCTGAAATTACCGAAGAAAAGAAATTATCAGTAGATGATTTATTAGAACTAGCTGAGGTAAAAGTAGAGGAAACAAAAGGAAAAATAAAAATATACAAAGATATACTTAAATCTAAAAGACAAATCTTACTCAATGAAGATTTAATGCAATTAGATGATGTAGATATTTCAGGTCAAATCAAAATGAAGACCTTAGATAGATTCAACGAACCAATTCAACCCCTTAATAAAATGTCTTTTATGAAAATTTTATTAAAATATAAATCATTAGGTAGTTTTGGTGATATCAATGATTGGTTAAAAACAACTTTCGGAAATTTAATTACAGATTAATTTGGAATTATAAAAATAATTTCGTATATTTGTATAAGTTTTAAAAACACTCAATGGCAGAACAAGTAGATACTTTATCAAAATATGGACAATCTTTTCAATCAAAGGTTGTATCTGCACTTCTTACTGATAGTAAGTTCTTAGATACTATTTCAGAAATAACAACTCCAAAATTCTTTGAAAACGATGCTAACAAGTGGATTATAAGTGAGATAATAAATTATCACAATGAATATAGGAAACCTCCTACATTAGATGTATTTAAATCAGAATTATCAAAAGTAGATAATGAAGTATTAAAGAAAACTGTTGTTGAACAACTCCGCCATGTTTTTACAAATATTGGTAATGTAGATTTAGAATACATTAAAAATGAATTTACCGATTTCTGTAAAAATCAAAATTTAAAAAATGTAATTTTACAATCAGTAGATTTACTACAAGCGGGTTCTTATGATAGAATCAAAGATTTAGTAGATAATGCGATGAAGGTTGGAACTGAAACTGATTTAGGATTAGATTACAAAGAGGATTTTGATGAAAGAATGGAAGATTTAAAAAGGTCAACTGTTCCAACTAATTGGAAACCTATAAATGATTTAATGGATGGTGGATTAGGACCTGGTGAACTCGGTGTAATCGTTGCTCCTTCTGGTGTAGGTAAAACATGGATACTTACTGCAATTGGTGCAGATGCCGTTAGAAAAGGTTTAAGTGTGGTTCACTACTCTATGGAGTTATCAGAACATTATGTTGGTGCTAGATATGATACTGTATTTACTCAAATACCTTCTACTGATTTAAAAGAAAAGAAAGAAGAGGTTAAACATAAAATAGAATCTTTACAGGGTAAATTACTTATTAAATATTTTCCACCAAAAGGTGTTTCTGTTAAGAAATTAAATCAACACATTGAGAAAATGATAGTTACAGGTAATAGACCTGATTTAATTATAGTAGATTATGCAGATTTATTATTATCAGATTCAAACAAAACTGATTCAACTTATGCTGAACAAGGTGGTGTTTACATCGACCTTCGTGGTATGAGTGGTGCACTTGAAATTCCAATATGGACTGCATCACAAACCAATCGTTCAGCAATTGATTCGGAAGTTATCGAAGCTGATAAAATTGCAGATTCATATGCTAAAGTAATGAATGCAGATTTCATTATGAGTTGGAGTAGAAAATCAAAAGATAAATTGAATGATACTGCTAGAGCTCACATTATGAAAAACAGATTTGGACCAGATGGAATCACATTCCCTTGTAAGATGAATACCAATACAGGTTACATTGAAGTTTATGAAGGTAATTCACCAGATGGTGTAATTGCACAAAAACAAGCAGCAAGTGGACAATTAGAAACAAAAAAACTACTACATAAAAAATATGTAGAAAATATGGGATAATATGAAAATAGTTGTAGCAGATTTAAATAAAAAAGGAATATTCAGACCAGTAGATGAAATATTGGGAAATAGAAATGTACCAAACGATACAGGTTTATGTAATCGATTGCTTGTTTGGGAGTTGGTTAAAATTGTAAATCATATACATGATAATAATTTTGAAATTGTAATTGATGTTAATCAAAATCCTGAAACTAATAATTGTTATAGTTTAGAAGATACAACAGTACTAGATATAAGAAAAATAAAATTTGATGAGTATGTACCACTTACAGATAAGATAATTCAAGATATCATTGATGGTAATTTAAAATTAGATACTAGTAAAAACTATTTTACTGATTTTTCAAAAAGACAAATATGTGATTTTTTTAGTGGAAAATATCCCACTAGATTTATTTCAGGTCTAAAATTTATACACGATGATATAAATGAGCAAATTCAAAATGTAGTAAAAGGAGCTATTGGTATTCATGTAAGAAGAGGAAGAGGAGTAAAGATTCATAATGATAAAACAACTATTAATGTAAATGCTAGTTTTGATTTAACATCTGACCAAATTCCATTTCTAAATGGTAAATTTAATAATGAAGATATTAATAAAGTAAAAGTAACTGCTCCAAATACAATCGATTTGGATTTATTTGATGGATGGAATCACAGAACAATTTCTGAATATGTTGCTATGAAATTAAATGATATGCCAGCATGGGAACATTATCAATTTGATTTTATAGACGATACTGTTTATTTTAAAACAATAGATACTATTTTAGATAAAAATCCTAAACAACAATTTTATATTTCTCATGATTTAGAATATAGCTTCTTTAAAAGATGGTTGAGAAGATATCCAAAAAATTTAATTTTTAAAGAAGATTTTTATAAACTAGTAACATCTTGGGAAATACCTTTAGAACTAAATACTAAAAACTTTCTAGACCTATATGCATTATGTAATACAAGACATATATTTACAGTTCCACAATCAACATGGAGTGAATTAGCGTGTGATTACAATGATAAAGAAGGTATAGATATAACTTCTGTATCTAAGAAAGATTTATTAAACAAAGTGTATCAAAAAAATCTATTATAGACTGATTAAATTAGAGTTACTATGATAAAATTAAAAAATTAAAAAAATTAGTATAAAATTAAATCGTTTTTTAATATATACTATAATTATAAACACGACCATTACATTGGTCACTTCAAAAACAAATTAATAAAAATAAAATTTATGGCAAATTCACAAGAATTATTTGAACAAATAAAGGATTTATTCGTTCAATTCGAAACAGAACACAATGGAACATCAAAGGCAGCAAAATCAAGAGCTAGAAAAGCAATTGGTGAAGTTAAGAAACTAGTAACAGAATACAGAAAAGCTTCAGTAGAAGAATCAAAATAATAAGTTACTATGAGCAAACTATTTCAAGAAAGAATTCCTTTTAAACCTTTCGAATATCCAATTTACTATACAGAAGGTTGGTTAAAACAAGCACAAGCATTTTGGTTACATACTGAAATCCCAATGCAAGGTGATGTTAAAGATTGGAATGAAAGGTTAACCCCATCTGAGAAAAATCTAGTGGGGAATATCTTACTTGGTTTTGCTCAAACTGAATGTGCAGTTTCCGATTATTGGACTAACATGGTTACTGATTGGTTTCCGAAACATGAAATCAAACAAATGGCTATGATGTTCGGTTCACAAGAAACTATTCATGCTACTGCATATTCATACTTAAATGAGACATTAGGATTAGATGACTTTTCAGCATTTCTGCACGAACCTGCAGTTGCTGAGAAGTTTGAACTCCTTACTTCAACTACCGCTGAATGGAAACACGAAGATTTGGCAACAAATCCAAAAGCAAGACAAGAAGTTGGTAGAAGTTTAGCAATCTTCTCAGCATTCGCTGAAGGAGTATCTTTATATTCTTCTTTTGCAGTACTTTACTCATTCCAAATGAGAAATCTATTAAAAGGTATCGGACAACAGATGAAATGGAGTGTAAGAGATGAATCTCTACATTCTAAGATGGGTTGTCAATTATTCAGAGAAATGTGTAATGAATATCCTGAATTATTAGATGAATGTGAAGAATCAATCAATAAGGCAGCTGAACTCATTGTTCAATTGGAAACAAATTTTATTGATATGATTTTCGAACAAGGGGATTTGGAAAATCTTGAAAAAGAAGATTTAAAAGAATTTATTAAGGCAAGAACAAATACAAAATTACAAGAATTAGGATATAAACCAATTTTTGAATTTGATAAAGAAAAAGCTGAAAAACTAGAATGGTTCTATCATCTTACAGGTGGATTAACTCATACAGATTTCTTCGCAGTTAGACCTACTGATTACAGTAAGGCAAATGAGGGTGAAAATTGGGACGATTTATTTTAAAAAATTGAAAGATAAAAAGGTTACAATAACAGATACGAGAATATCGTATTCAGATGACAATTCTAAAATTGTAATGGATGTAGTGTCCAAAGAATTAATGGAATTTTATTCTAATATTGTTACACAAAATGGTGGAAAAGTATTAGATGTTGGATTTGGATTAGGATATAGTGCTGATGCAATCTATAATAAGGTTGGTAATTATCATTGTATTGAATCAAATCCACAAATCTTTAAGAAAGCTCAGAAATGGGCGGAAGGTAAAGAGGATGTTCATTTATATTTTGGTAATTGGGTAGATGTAATCCCAACTTTAGATGTTAAGTTTGATGGTATCTTTATGGATACTTATGATGACTCTAACTATTCTAAGTTTGAAGATTACTCAAAATTAATTTCAAATGAAAATTGTGTATTATCAATTTTTAGTTATTTTGCTTGTAGAGATACTAGTGATTTACATTCACATTATTTTGAAATTAATTCAACTCATAGAAAAAATTATCCAAAAATAATTGAAAAGGGACATACTTGTAATTGGGCATACTTTATAGAAGGTGTGTTTCAAAAAAAGAAAAATATAAAACAATTAATATAAAATGGCAAAGAATTACGCAGAAGATTATGGTTGGGAATTAGATGTTGATTTCCCTTCATGGGCAAACACAGAAATTTATGTTAAAACAATATCTAAAGGATATTTGTTACCTGGTGAAAAACCCAAAGATGCTTATTGGAGAGTTGCAACAAGAGTAGCTCAAAGGTTAAACAAACCACAACTAGCAACTAAATTCTTCGATTATATATGGAAAGGTTGGTTAAACCTTGCAACACCAGTTCTTTCAAATACTGGTACTGATAGAGGATTACCTATTTCTTGTTTTGGTATCGATGTTGCCGATTCCATTTATGATATCGGAAATAAGAACTTAGAATTGATGTTACTTGCAAAACATGGTGGAGGTGTTGGAATTGGTGTAAATCAAATTAGACCAGCAGGAGCTACTATTACAGGTAATGGAACATCTGATGGTGTTGTACCATTTTGTAAAATATATGATTCTACAATCCTTGCTACAAACCAAGGTTCAGTAAGAAGAGGTGCTGCTTCAGTTAACCTTAATATCGAACACGATGATTTTGAAGAGTGGTTAGAAATCAGAGAACCTAAAGGAGATGTAAATAGACAATCACTTAATCTACACCAATGTGCAGTTGTAGGTGATAAGTTTATGAGAAAACTCGAACAAGGTGAACCTGATGCGAGAAGAAAGTGGGGAAAATTACTACAAAAAAGAAAAGCAACTGGTGAACCATACATCATGTACAAAGGGAATGTTAATAAAGCAAATCCTGAGATGTACAAAAAAAATGGATTAAAAGTTCATATGACAAATATATGTTCTGAGATTACATTACATACAGATGAGAACCATTCATTTGTTTGTTGTTTATCATCAGTAAATCTATCTAAATACAACGAGTGGAGAGATACTGATTTAATTTATACAGCAACTTGGTTCTTAGATGGAGTACTTTCTGAGTTTATTCAAAAGGCTAAAAACATGAGAGGATTTGAAAATTCTGTTGCATCTGCTGAAAAGGGTAGAGCATTAGGATTGGGAGTTTTAGGATGGCACACTTACCTACAACAAAATGGTATTCCATTTGAAGGTATGGAAGCTCAATTCGAAACTCGTAAAATATTCTCACAAATAAAAATTGAATCAGATAGAGCATCGAGAGATATGGCATCAGAATATGGTGAACCACTATGGTGTAGAGAAAGTGGATTTAGAAACACTCACTTAAGAGCAGTTGCTCCAACAGTTAGTAATTCTAAGTTAGCTGGAAATGTATCTGCTGGTATTGAACCATGGGCAGCGAATGTATTTACTGAACAAACTGCAAAAGGAACATTCATCAGAAAAAATGGAGAACTTGTAAAGGTTCTAAGAAAGGCGGGTGTTAATAATAGAGAAACTTGGGATAAGATAATGGAAGATGGTGGTTCTGTTCAAGGTATTAAAGAACTTGATAAGTGGTGTTACTTAGAAGGTAAAATGGTACTTTGTAATGATATAGAAAATGGAGATAGAGCTAAGATTTATCCTGTTAAAGATGTTTTCAGAACTTTCAAAGAAATTAATCAAATGGATTTGGTTAAACAAGCTGGTGTAAGACAACAGTATATTGACCAAGGAGTTTCATTAAACTTAGCATTTCCTTCCATTGCATCACCGAAATGGATTAACCAAGTAACTATGGAAGCTTGGAAACAAGGAATTAAAACGTTGTATTATATGAGAACTGAATCAGTACTCAGAGGTGATATAGCAACAAGAGCAGTTGACCCGGATTGTGTTGCGTGTGATGGTTAGTATTTTATGTACATCACGAAGTGGGTCAAGTAATTTATCATTATACCTAAAGGAAGCTTTGAATTTAGGTTTTAAAAATTCACCTTTTATAAATAATAAAGGTGAAATTGGTTCTTTGAAAAAAAATAATTTGTATAAACTTATGATTCATAGGTTACCTAGTGGTTATAATGATTTATATGAATTTGGTAAAGATGTTATAAGTTTATCTGATACTGTTATTTTATATGATAGAAAAGATAAACTAAAACAATCTGAATCTTTGGCATTTAGAAAACTAAAATACAAAAATGATTTTAGTAAATATGATATTAAAGAACCATATGATATACTAGATGAAGAGATAGTAAATGAATGTTTAGTTGAATATAATAAACATTCAGATGTTATAGCAAAATTATCAGAAAACTTTAACATTCCAATTTTTTGGTATGAAGAAGTATATTATGAAGATGGTTTGAAAAAATTATCTGATTATTTAAAAATAGAAATAAATAAAGAACTTAAGAAAAAGGTTTTATCAACTAATAAAAAACATAGATTATATAATCTAAAAGGAGAATTAATATGATACAAGTTAAGAAATTTTATGCAGAATGGTGTGGACCATGTAAAATGCTAACACCTATTATGGAAAACGTAAAAACAAAGTTTGAAACTATTAATTTCGAAAATGTGGACATTGATTCACAATTTGAAGTAGCACAAAAATACTTTGTTAGGTCAGTACCAACTGTTATTATTGAAAAAGATGGAAAAGAAATCCATAGATTTGCTGGTTTACAATCAGAGATGGCATATATAAATGCACTCAATGAATTAAAAAACTAACAAAAAATTAGGAATTCTCGATTTTTTTTCGTATATTTACATAGTAAATAAAAATAATACAATATATGGCTGGAATTAAATTCGTTCACGAAGAAGAAAAACAAGTAAAATTAAAAGGAACACCTAAAATTCCCTTTAATAAAAGTAAAAAATTGAGTAGTATGGATGGCTCTCAAGTTTTATACTATATTGATGTTGAAACTGCATTTAAGATGAAGTTGGATACATTCTGTGATTTTACTAAAAAACATCCACAATATTCGGATTATACTTTAATTACAATTCCGATAATTAGAGAACAACAAAATTAAATTTATGGGAAAAACCTTATGGTTTTTTAGTAATAGATTACGAGGTGAATCACATCCTCGTTCTAAATTAACTTCAGAACAAGTAATACAAATAAGAAAACTCTATTCACAAGGGTTTTCTACTAATGTAATAGCTCGTAATTACAAAGTATCTACTTGGAATATAGAAGAAATTGTAAATAGAAAAACTTGGACACACATTTAAAACTTAAAAATTATGAATAAATACGATGAAAAAAAACTCGAAGAAAACTACAATAAGTTTATCGAGGCAATTAAAAAATCTTTTGATGGAGAGAGATTAGAAAAATTACTCCATATGTACTCAATGGAAGAGTTAGGACCAAACCTAATGTTATCACCAGCGAGTGGAAACATAAACTATCACAATGCATATGAAGGTGGTTATATTGACCATGTTATGAATGTAGCTAGAAATTCACTTAGAATGATGAAACTCTACAAAGAAGCAGGTGGTACTATTGATTTTACACAAGAAGAATTATTATTTGCCGCTTTCCATCACGATTTAGGAAAGTTAGGAAGTAAAGATAAAATTCACTATGTAGATAATCCTTCTGATTGGCACGTAAAAAATCAAGGTAAAGTTTATGTTAGTAATTCAGAACTATCATATCTAACACATACTGATAGAACTTTCTTTTTACTACAAGAATATGGAATCAAATATAATGAAAACGAATACTTTGGAATCAAACTTACTGATGGTATGTATGATGAAGATAATGTAAAATATTTTAAAGTATTTGACCCAAAAAATTACTTAAAATCAAATATACAATTTATACTTCATTGGGCTGACCATATGAGTACTTGTATAGAAAGAGATATACAAAACGCACCATTTTAGTATGTGTGGAATTATCGGTGGAAATAACTATAATTCATCTTCTATAAAAGATGGATTAAATAAGATACTACATAGAGGTAGAGATAATTCAACTATTGAACAAGTTGGAGATTTCTACTTTGCTCATAATAGATTATCAATACAAGATTTATCAGAGTTTGCAAATCAACCATTTTGGAATGAAGATAAAACAGTTTGTATAGTTTACAATGGTGAACTATGGGGAAGTAAACTTACCGATAAACTTAAGAGTAAAATAACAATACCATTCAGAACAACTTCTGATACTGAGATTATACTTAATTCTTATTTAGAGTTTGGTGTAGATTCTTTCAAAGATTTAGATGGTATGTTTTCTTTTTGTATTATTGATACACGAAGTAAAACTGCATATCTTGTTAGAGATTATATTGGTGAACTTCCTTTTTGGTATTCAATTGATAAATTAACTAATAAGTTAGCATTCTGTTCAGAGAAAAAAGGATTACCTCTATCAGATATTTACATGAAGAGTGTAAAGACAGTTTATCCTGGTACATACGTTGAATACAACTATGAAACACTATATCATAGTGTTAAAACTTATTATGAACTACCTAACGAAATAATAGAACACGATAGAGATACTATTATTAAAAATATAAGAAGTTTATTAGGAGAAGCCGTTCAAGCAAAAATGATTTCGGATGTTCCTATTTGTACACTTCTAAGTGGTGGAATTGATTCTGTAATAACAACATACCTTTTATCTAAGTTATATCCTAAATTAGAAGCATTTGTAGTAACAACAGAGGGTGGTAGTGATATAAAGTTTGCAAGAATAGCAGCCAAAGAATTTGGTATCAAATTACATGAAATTCATATGACAAATGATGAAATCATGAATTCAATTGATACTACGTTATATGTAACTGAATTAACAAAATGGCAGAATATAGGTAGTGCACTTGCAACTATTAAATTAGGTCAAGAAATAAACAAACATGGATTTAAAGTAGTGTTTAGTGGTGATTTATCTGATGAGATTTGGGGTAGTTATGGACACATTCAAGCATTTCATTATACACCTAAAACATATGATATAGCAAGAAGAAAATTAATAAAGGATGTACATAAAGGAAACTTTCCATCACAAAATCAATCTATGATGTGGGGTGGTACTGTTGAAATTAGAACTCCTTACTCTTGGAGACCATTTGTAGAGTACTCTTTAAACATTCCTCCATTGTACCAAAATGAAAAAGGACATATGAAACCATTGTTAAGAGAAGCATTTAAAGGAGAAATATCAGATGAGTTATTGTGGAGAAAGAAAGTTTGGTTTGCACAAGGAGCAGGAACATCAGATGGTATAGAAAAAATAAAAGATACATTAAAAGACAGATTGAAAAATCAGTTTCAATATAAAGATGATTTAAATATAAAGAAGTTTTGGGATTAAATGTAGTTCATATAAAAGAAGAAGGTGAAGAGATGGATAAGGTCATTGAAGATACAATGGCTATTATCGATATGTATCCTGATATATTTCCTCATATGTACAAACAAGGATTCAAACTTGTTAAAAGAATCAAACGAGGTAACTTAGTTTTACAAGATGGTGTAATGATTGCATTTACACAATATACACATGGTGGTAAACTATCTCGAAATGCAACAACGATAAAGAAAACAAATGATTTTATTATTCATCAGATAGCATCAGACCAAACCCAAAAGGGTGCAACTAAAAAGGTATTAGATGAATTTGTAGAATATTGTAAATCAAAAAAAGCTGGTAATATATTATTAACTGTTCGAGCTTTCAACGAAAGGGCTCGTAAATTCTATGAAAGATATGGATTCAAGTACGATTCAGATATACAATGGAATTCAAAAGAAACAGGTATAATACCAGGTATAATTTACAGATTACAACTAGAAAAAATAAAAAGTGAAAAGTTTTTTCAGTTTTAGCTTGGATATATGAAAAATATTTCGTATATTAGTACTATATTTATTGATTATCTGAAAATAGCGTAAAGTTCGCTCACGAAAAAAGGATAATCGGTGGTTGATTCAACTCCACTATAAAGAAAGATGAACAATGAATTAAACGAATCCTATATAGGTGTGTTGTAATTCAATTAATAAAAGTTTAATTTAAATAAAAAAATTATGTTAGTAAATGTAAATGGTGGTAATCCACTAAAAGACCGACAAGATTCGGCAGAACGCTTTAACAAGGTAGTAAGACCTACCTTAGAAAACATAGGTTTTAAAACTATGGGTAATGGACACAATATGATTAATCCCTCTACAAACCAAGTAGTAATGATATCATCAGCTCCATCAAATCTGAAAATTATTTCAGCTACAAAACATCTAATCAGAAAGTACAGAAAGAAATATGAGAATCCAAGTATTTCTTATCTTTTTACTAGAGATAAGAGTACTTATCCACAAACTGTAACTGGTGAAATTTATGAAAAGAACTTAAAAAAGATATCGGGTATGAACTTACTTGATGGTGTTGTTGTTGGATTACAATTTTTACCTAACTTGGTATCAAGTTTAGATAACAAAAGTAGAAACTTTAGATTCATCTCATAAAACATAAACCATGGAACAAAAATTTAAAACAATCAATGGTAGAACTCCTTTAATGGAATCACCAACAGCAAAATATCTTTTAACACAATATGATGTTACAAGATTTAACTCAGAATGTGCAAGAGTAAAGTACTCATTGAGTTTTCAGAGATATTATTTATTTAACAACCTAAAGGGTGGTGATGGTCATCCTTGGCAGAGAAATTTATTCTTATCTGTGATTAATTATGAACCAATTGGTCAGATTGAATGGGTAAAGACAACAGAAGGGAAAATTCCCAATGGTAAAGTCATTAACAAATCAGAATCCCTTGATGGTCAACAAAGAACCAAATCGTGGCAAGCTATTTGGGAAGGAAAGGTAAGATTACCTGGACAAAGAGGAAGTGGAGAATCTATAATCCTCATTGATGGAGAAGAAGTAGATGTAAGTGGATTCAATATTCATGATTTAGAAAGAGATTATGAAGATTATTTTAATAAATGGGTAAGTGAATATACATTTATTATTTTAGAATCAACACTTTCAAGGAAAGAAAAACATGAAAGATTCTACAAAGTAAATAATCATAATACATTATCTGCACAAGATATTCGTTCTGCTATGGATAATGTATTATCACATTACTTGAATGAAATGGTTTTACCAAAGAAACCTATGTTTGATTTTATGAAAGTAAATACACAAACATTAGATTTTGAATATTTACAATGTTCAGCTAAAGGAAAACTATTACAAGAAATTATTTCTAAATATGTTGTGTATGTTCATAAAAATAATTTCACTAATGTAGGAGGTTCTCAAATTGATAAATTATATAATCAGTATGATTCTAATGTTAAAACAATTGGTGTTCTTGATTTATTAAAACCAAGAATAGAAAAAACATTAAAGACTGCAAATTATGTAATCAAACATTCTCCTAAATCTTTTTGGAAAAAACGAGATATTCTTTTACTTTTTATCGTAATCGATAAATTAAATGAAGATAATATTAAGTTTGATTCAAAACTATTAGCTGATAACTACCAATCAATAATTGCTAAACTTAAACAAATTAATGGTAAATTAAATGATTGGGCGGTTGATAAAGGATATCTAAAATCATTAAAGAAATCTTCTAAATCAGATAAGTTACCTAATTCAGTTAGAGAAAGAGATAATACATTTGCTGCCTGTTATACTGCAGGAGATGGGTCTGTACCTCTTGAATTTGTTATTGAAAGTATCCTTTTCAAATTAGAAGAATCTGATATAGTAAGAGATGTTTCAAGAAAAAGAGCATTTACTCAAGATGAAAAAAGACAGGTAGCACTCTTACAAGATTGTAAATGTGCTTCTTGTAGAAAAAAACTTGATATAAATAAAACTAATACTTTTGAAGGAGACCACATTAAAGGATTTAAAGATGGTGGAGAAACCACTTTAGATAATTGTGAAATTCTTTGTTTAAGTTGTCATCAAACAAAAACGTTACATCCTCAGATGTATAAAGAAATGAGGGAACGATTTGATGAAGTGTTTTCACAACAACCACAGGTTGCATAATCATGGGCAAGGGTTATAATCGTAATCGTGCTTCTAAGAAGAAGGGCGATTACAACTCTAAAAGAAGAGCTCGTAGAAAACATCTTAGAAAAATGAAATATTATAGAAAAGATGATACTCCACTTAGAAGAAGTGGTTGGATTAGAATATTCGGTAAAAGAATAGAAAGATAAATGATAAAAATAGAAGATATATTATCTAAATACAAAAAGGGTACTTACGAAGGTGAGTACCCAACTGTATCTGAAGAAGATTTTACTTTACTCAAGAAGAACTTTGATAAGTTAGAAGTAAAAGAAGCATTTGCAGATTTGTTTATGGAGTATCCTCTTCCTTATGCAACTGATAAGTACACAATAGAAGATGCTAGAGATGATTATATGAAACTCAAAGGTATTAGGTACAATGAGTTGTTAAAAGAAGACGAGTGGTTTCCAAGAAAAGGAAGAGAATCAAACTATCCACTTACATACGATGGTAAACAGATTTTATTTAAGAGATACAACTTAGGTAACCTTTCATCTAATTTCTTTCAAGAAAAGAATAGATGGAGTATTTGTTCAGCAGGTTATCCTGGTCCAGCCAGAACTTGGAGAACAAGACCTTTTATGATATCTTTAATGGGAGCGGCATATTCTTTAAAGTTACCACAAGTTGGTAAAAAGGAATTAAGAATAATGATTGGATTGAGAAAGTATATTGCTTCTCAACACAAACCAAACGTTACTAAAGCTATTACAGAATATCTAGGTAGTAAAACTATGTTAGATTTCTCAATGGGTTGGGGTGATAGATTAAGTGGAGCATTTGCAAGTGAAACTATTGAACACTATGTAGGGTTAGACCCTCGTAAAGAGAATCATCCTATCTATGAAAAACAAAGAGATTTTTATACCAAACATACTACGTTCTTTGAGAACCCAACTAAAACAAACTTTTACCAATCACCAGCAGAAGATTTCGATTATTCAGAATATAATGATTACTTTGATTTAGTATTTACATCACCTCCTTATTTTAATGTAGAAAGATATGGTGATGATGATACGCAAAGTTGGATAAGATATAAAGATATTGATGGTTGGAATAAAAACTTCTTACATAAAACTTTAGAAAAAGTTATACCAACAGTAAAGAAAGGTGGATTAATTGCAATCAATATTGCTGATGTATTCACAAGTGGAAAGGGAAGTGGTAAAGATTGGAAAGAAATTACAAACCCTATGGGAGATTTCTTAATATCAAAAGGATTAACCTACAAAGGTTGTATTGGCATGGAAATGGCAAAAAGACCTAATAGTGGTGGTGCAGGAACAGTAAAGAAAACAGAACACAACCAAAATCAGTACTCAGAAGAAACTTTGAAGAACTCAGAAGAGAATCAAAATAAAACTTTTGGTGAGCCGATTTGGATATTTGAAAAATAATTCGTATATTTGTATTATGACTACAAAACAACTTTTAAGAATATTAGATAATCCAAGATGGGATTATACAAAATCTTTCGAAGTATTACAAATTGGCAAATCCTATGGATATCCATGTACTTACTATCGTTATAAGAAGAGTATCTTAACATCACCTGGTGCACATTTCTTCGTTGCAACAAAAAGAAAATATAGAGGAAAGGGTTATGCAGAAGAATTAATAAAAAAAGTTTTCAATATTACAAAATATATGATGACTACAATTCATTGTGATAACAAAAAACTCATAAAAAGATTATTAAAAAGACTTGGATTTGTATCCAATGAAAAGGGAGAATTTATAAAAGAATAACTTAATGTATCAAAACATTTATTATCAACGAGAAAGAAATTTAATTCACCTTTGGGATGACCAAAGAGGATATTCAGCATTTCCTTATACAAGATATGCGTATGAGAAAGCCTTAAGAGGTGAATACAAATCTATTTATGGAGATACTTTGACTAAGATTCACAAGTTTAAAAAAGATGACCCGGACTTATTTGAATCTGATGTACCTGAAACTACAAGAGCATTGGTAGATATGTACTCAGAATCAGATGATATTTCACAAGGTCATGTTATCCTTACATACGATATTGAGTGTGAGATGACAAGTGGATTACCAGACCCTCAAGAAGCTAAGAATGCTCTAACTTCTATTGCACTTCATGATTCAGCAACAAACCAATATTGGGTATTAGTTGTTGATAAAGAAGGTGGTATGAAAGAAAAAACTACTGATAAGTGTATTGTACTTCCATTCCAAGATGAACGAGATATGTTGGTAAAGTATTTAGAGTTATATGAAATGATTAATCCATCAATCGTTACAGGTTGGAATATTGATTATTTCGATACACCAATGTTGTATAACAGAATCAAAAGATTATTAGGTGAAAGACAAGCAAATAGATTATCACCAATAGGACAATGTTTCTGGTCTCCTTACAGAAAAAGATATTTTATGGCAGGTGTATCTTATTTAGATTATATTACACTTTATAAGAATTACAATTATGGTGAATTACCAAATTACCGATTAGATACTATTGCTCAAAAAGAATTGGGTAGAGGTAAAATTGAATATCAAGGTAACTTAGACCAATTATTCAGAGATGATATTGAAAAGTTTATTGAGTATAACTTAGTGGATGTTGAATTGGTTGTTGAGTTTGATAAGAAACTTCAGTTTATTGATTTATGTAGAGGTATCTGTCATGCTGGTCATGTACCATATGAAGATTTCGTTTACTCATCAAAGTATCTTGAAGGAGCTATGTTAACTTATCTTAGAAGAAGAAACTTAGTTGCACCAAACAAACCAGCAGATAGACAAGAACGAATGCAAGAGATTCGTGATAATAATCAAGAGAAGTTTATTGGTGCATATGTAAAAGCACCAATTGTTGGTAAATATGAATGGATATATGATTTAGATTTAACATCTCTATATCCTTCTATTATTATGACTGTAAATATTTCACCTGAAACCAAGATTGGTAAGATTCAAGATTGGGATGTTCAGAAATATCTAAAAGGTGAAGTTGATACTTACTATATTGGAGATGATACTATCTCAAAAGAAAATCTAAAACAATATTTAGAAAAATCTAAGTTCTCAATTGCATCAAATGGTGTACTTTACAGAACAGATACCGTGGGTTGTATACCTGGTATTCTTGACTTGTGGTTTCAGAAACGAGTTGAGTATAAAAATGAAATGAAAAAATATGGAAAAGCAGGAGACAAAGAAAAATATGCCTTCTTTCA